ACGTGTATTTTAAAATTTATATTTTCGTTTTTTCGTTATTATGTGTTGATAAAACATTTATGGGTTCAAAATTGTTTATATTATTTATATTTTAACATTAACAAAGGTAATAAAAATTACAGCAATACTTGATTCGTATTTTGTCGTTTTTTATTGTTGCCATTTGTTGACTTTTTACGCAACAAGAAAAAACGACAAATTATTTTTTGGAAAAATGTATCGTAACAAATTATTTCAATATTTTTTGAAAACAAGAGCATTTTCATCACAACCCATTTTTTTAAACATCTTTTTCAAAACTTTGTTTGACTTTTTCATTTTAGACATTTTTAAAAATGTCCAATTTCAAAAACCCAATCGACTTTTTAAAATTTTGATTCAACCTGAATAGTCGTTGGTTCCTTTTCTGGACATTTAGTATCATTTACTATCATTTAGTTTTTATCGTCTCGCAATATTTAGTAACTCTTCTAAACTAGATTTAATATAGTGTCAGAAAATACAGATAATTGTAATGGGATTTTTTGGGAGAAATTTAGTATCATTCAGGATAGTTAATTTATCCCTTGATTATTTTTTTATAAAAATGTTTAAAAAGTTAGCATAACAAATAATTTCAACATTTTTGGCATTTGAGAGCATTTTCGTAACAACCCATTTTTTTAAACAGGGTTTTCAAAACTTTGTTTGACTTTTCTGTTTTAGACATTTTTAAAAATGTCCAATTTCAAAAACCCAATCGACTTTTAAAAATTTTGATTCAACCTGAATAGTTGTTGGTTCCTTTTTAACAAATTAGTAATTAAGTATTTTGTTACTATACAATCATGTTATAACAACAATCACAGGTTTATCTATAGCTATAAGATTGTATTTTAAAATTTATATTATTGTTTTTTCTTTTACACGCACATCTAATTTGAACCATTTTATAATATAAAAAAAAGTGAAATAAATATATGTTATTATATATTCATTATACTAAGACAATATGAATGCAATTAACAAAATTGAATTAAACCAAGAAATTAATGATAATTACGATAAATTAGTATATTTACACGAACAATACGAATTTACTTTTAATAAATTTGAAAAACTTAAAACTGACTTGAAGCGGGAACAAAAAAGGGATATTGCTGGTTACTATATTTCGCATAATATTAGATTACCAATTGAAGAATTAAATGGAATAAAGGTAGATATATTTATTCATTTTGCTCCAGCAAGAATAGAATTGGAAATACAAGCAAAGACAATTTCTAGAAATCATAATTGTTATACTTATAACAAAGGTAACTTAGTATCTACAGACAATAAAAGTAAATTGGAATTTCAAGATTATATTATAGCATTTAAAAAATTAGGAGATATGTTAAAATATTATAAATTCAACAATATTATTGGAGAATTTATAAACACAAGAATTAAGAAATCAAAAGATATTAATATTGCTCTTAATAAAATGTTAAGTATAAATAATATTCAACGAACTATTCAAGAATGCGTTGTCTGTTTTGAACATACACAGGTAAAAACAGATTGTAATCATATCTTATGTTACAAATGTTGGGAAAGTATTGCTGGATGTAATAAAAAATGTCCTATGTGTAGAGAATTATTAGATGTTTGGGACGACTACGACGATGATGACGACGACTACACAGATGAAGATGATAATTAATTATATTTTTTATTAATTGATAAACTTAATCTTTTTATAATCTTCTTTTGGTTCTTTTTCTACTTTTTGATTTATTTCTTTTTGATTTTCTGGTTTTTCTTTTTCTGGTTTTTCTTTTTCCACCTGCAATACCAATTTTATTTTTAGCCTTTTCTATAAAATTATCATCAAGTAACAATTGTTTTTCTGGTCCAGACATTTTTAATCTTTTTGGTCTTTCCATATCCATTTCAATTGTATCTCGAAAAGTAAATCCTAATGAAGCGTATACATTTTTTTCAATATAAGGACTTCTAGCACTATCATCATCTAAAGTAACATAATTAATTTCAGGAAATTTTTGTTTTAAATTACATATACCATAAATAATTATCAATGACGCTAAATTTTTTCCTGTATATTTTGGATTTGTTGAAACCCAATTTATATGGAAAAGAGGAACTTCTAATTGATTTTTATTACTTTCTCTTGTTATTCCCTGTATTATTGTTCCAGTTGAATTACTAATTTGTAAATTAGAAATTTGAATTTCATTATCGTAAATATTAAAAATATATGTTCCATTATCATCCTGTTCCGTTTGTAAACGATACCCTTTATTTGTAATTATATTTTCCACTCTTGTACACAAATCTTGATACTTATCCATATAATATATAGATTGATATTTTATTTTTATAAAAGTATTTTAATTAGGTTTAACAAATACATATAAATATTGATATTCATATTGGCATTGTAATAAATCTGCTTTGGATTCAACAATGAACCCACACGCTTGAGCTTCATCAACAATTTGTTGTACATCAGGCATGTATAACGTATGTTCATTTTTACGCACTTTACCATTCGTATCATTTTTAAATTTTTCAACAAATAATGCTTTATCATTTGCCTCATCTAATTTAAAATCAGCGCTATATGAAAAATCTGTAAATTTTACTTTTGTAGAAGTAATACGTTCTTTAGCGTAACGTTGAGGAGAAATATATAATAAAGGATTTCCGGGTGGTAAAATAGGATCAAAGTGTTCTCGTTCAACTAAATGAACAATCAAATAACCTCCAGGCATTAACCATTTAAAACAATTATTAAAAAATTGTGTTTTATCTTTGAAATAATAAATAGTAAAATACATACACAAAATATGTGTAAAAGAATTTGATTCAAACAAATGGTTATTTAAAGCATCCCCAACATTAAATTGATAATCTGGAAAATTGGTTTTGGCCTTTTTTATCATTGATGGCGATATATCAATTCCTAAAACATCTAATCCTTTAGATCCTAATGAAGAAACATGATGCCCAGTTCCACAACCAATATCTAAAATTTTGCTTTGAGATGATGGAGATGCGCTATTCATAATATACCCAACTTCATAATCATCTTTTAAATTATTAAAAACTAAATAATCATATACGTCAGAATAAAAATCATCATAAATATCTGATCCACTTTTAATTAAAAATGTATCCATTTGTTCAAATCCTTCTTTTTTTCTGTCGAATCCCTTAAACACTAAAACTAACAAAAGTAATAAGGAAATAAACATTAAAATTTTACACCATAATGAACATTTATTATAAGCAGTTGCTAAAGATTTAAAAACCTTATTCATTTATATATTATCTTATAAAAAACTAATTGTTTAATTAATAATTAGTTAGTTGAAATACTTTATTTGCTTTGCTTGTTTTAAATGAATGAAATAGAAATAAATGATGTAAGAGAACAAAAAGATTTTAAAGGAATCACATTTTCTGAATTTAAAAAAACAGATGTAAAAAAAGAACTTATTAAAAATCTATATAACTCTAAAATAGAACCGGCGTGTTATTGGAGTGCCGAAATGATATGTTCGGGACATTACGCTGATTTATGGGACGTAATAATAGGATTTTACACTAAACATATACATATAGGAAATCCAAAATTAATAAGTTATTTAGAATTGAGAATAAATAATTTTAAAGAAATTGTGTCAAATGGTTATGTAAATCAAGAATTAAGATTAAGAAATAATGAAAAAATGAGAAAATTATTTTGTGAAGTAATGTGTGTGTTATGCGACGCTAGAAAAAAACATTGTTATTCTGAGATAAAAGTAAAAAAAGAAGATTTTGATTTAACTCAAATGACAGAACGTTTTAAAGCGCCACATGTTAAATATGCTGAAGATATATTTATGAAAGAAGACCCAAAAGAGTTATTTGTATCAGCAAATGAATTAGCGTATAATTTAACAATTGAAGGTAAAAATAGTGTTAGTGCTTGTTATTGGATGGAATGGATAATAGAATTTGAATCAATATGTAAACAAAAAAAAGAAAAATGTAAATGCGAGCGAAGAGTGTTTGCGAAAGTAGACAGTAAATGCCAAATGGATATAGTCTGGATTATTTGGGACATTTTTTTAAATGAAGCAAAAAAAAGAAGCACATTAGTTCAACGCATAATAAATAGTACATTTAATATTTTTTGTTTACGATATACAACAGGTTGTTATAAAAAACGGCGTCATTTAATATATTTTGTAATTGAAATATTTACAGAACCATATACATTAGAAGAAATTGTTCGTGATAAAAATAAAATCATTACAATTACTCAACATATTAACAAAATTTACAAACAAATTAAAACAAATGAACATTCGCCTGGCACTGATTATTTGTATCAAAATATGAAATCTTCAAATTTAGAAAAAACAATAGCCAAATTAGAAACAATGAATAATCTAGGCGCGGAATATATCCCACGAATAGAATAATATTATTATATTATATTATAGTATAATAATGAAGACTCAACGTATGTTCAAAAAAAGTATGAATAAAACTCGGCGTTTTAAAGGTAAAATCTATAAATATACCCCAGAAAATATTGTTACAATTTTTTTACAAATTTTAAATACAGTTAAATTATTTCATTGGAGGACGATAAGTTACCCCCAACATAAAGCAACCGATGAACTTTATAGCAATTTAAATTCAAATATAGACACATTTGTTGAAACTATGCTTGGGAAAACAGGAGGACGTATAAATCTAGCAAAACAAAAAACATTGCCTTTATTAGCAATTGAAAATATAAACGATTTTAAAAAAGAAATTGCCCAATATAAAAGTTTTTTAATTAATATGAGCAAAGATTCTGAATTAAATACAAGTAGCAATAGTGACATATTAAATATTCGCGATGAAATACTGGGTAATTTGAATCAATTCACATATTTATTAACGTTTAAATAATTTATAATTTATATTTATAAATTATCTGCTAGGAAATCTATTATTAAAAATGCCCATATTTTCCATATTTTTACTATAATAATCGATAAATTCATTTTTTTCATTTTCATCCAATCGCTCGAGGACTAAAATTAATAATCCAAATGCCTTTCTAAACTCATTTCGGTTAATATAGGTATCAATACTTTGTTTGGATTTTAAAATATATATTTTAGCGTTCTCTTCTTTGTTTTCCATAGATAATATGTTAATTAAATATAAATATTTAAATACTTTTACAAACATTACAATTTTCTCATATAAAATTGATTTAAAAAATATATATCATAATTAATAACATATATTAAATGCCTTTTGGTTATATTTACAAAATAGTATTTCCTAATGGAAAACATTATATTGGTCTAACAACTACTTCATTAGAACAACGAACAAAACAACATAAATGCCGTGCAAAAAGTGACAATACAAGATATCTATATAATGCGTTAAGAAAATATGATATGATAGACGCACTTGAACTTATAGAAATAGATACAGCAAATACAGAAGAAGAATTATGTGAAAAGGAAATTGGATACATTTTAATCTATAATTCATATTATATGAATGGAAATGGATATAATATGACATATGGTGGAGAGGGACTTAACGGATATGTTTTTACAGAAGAGGATAACCAAAAAAATAGTGAAAGAGGAAAAAAATATTATGAAGAAAATCCAGACGCAAGAGAACAAATGAGCAAAATAATGAAAAAACATTATGAAGAAAAACCAGACGCAAGAGAACAAATGAGTAAAATAAAGAAAAAATATTATGAAGAAAATCCAGAAGCGGGAAAAGAACGTGGTGAAAAAATTAAAAAATATCATCAAGAAAATCCAGAAGCGGGAAAAGAACATGGTGAAAAAATGAAAAAATATCATCAAGAAAATCCAGAAGCGGGAAAAGAACGTGGTGAAAAAATGAAAAAATATCATCAAGAAAATCCAGAAGCGGGAAAAGAACGTGGTGAAAAAATTAAAAAATATTATGAAGAAAATCCAGAAGCGGGAAAAGAACATGGTGAAAAAATTAAAAAATATTATGAAGATAATCCGGAAGCAAAACAACAAATGAGCGAAATAAAGAAAAAACATTGGGAACATCCAGAAGCAAGAGAACAAATGAGCAAAATAAAGAAAAAATATCATCAAAAAAATCCAGAAGCGGGAAAAGAACGTGGTGAAAAAATTAAAAAATATTATGAAGAAAATCCAGAAGCGGGAAAAGAACGTGGTGAAAAAATTAAAAAATATTATGAAGAAAATCCAGAAGCGGGAAAAGAACATGGTGAAAAAAGGAAAAAATATTATGAAAACAACCCAGAAGCAAGACAAAAATTATTAGATGGAAAAGGAAAAAACAAACAATTTGATGTTTTTAAAACTGATGGGACATTTATAAAAACATTTACTTATCAATTTGAGGCAAAAGAATATTTACAAACAGAATATAATATAACCTCTACATTGAAAATAAGTCTAGTTTTAGCGGGAAATAGAAAAAGTTCTGCTGGATTTGTATTTAAATATAAGTAAAACTCTTATTTCATAACTTGTGAAAATCGGCGTTTCAAATGAGAAAAGGTGTAATATAAATATTTTAGCATTGTTATTTTTGTTTTTTATAAAAAGTATTCTAATAAATTAAATATAGCAAAAAATAATATGTATTTTAATTATAATAATGAGTTCAAATGAATATATTAAATCAATTATTCCTGACAACGATTTACCATCATTGTCGCCTATGTCAGAAAATCAAAATATAGATATATCTAGCAATAGTTCTTCATTTATGGGATATTTTTATAATATTTCTTGGCAAACTTGGATTGTTATCATTTTGATTTTAGCGTTATTGGGTATAAATATTTTTGCATATTTGGCACGGGGAACTCAAGAAACTGCTTTATTATTTAATCAAATATTTGGTCCAATTTTAAATTTTTTTAATTATAATGCGCTAGAAACGTCAAAGCAAATAATTGATACAAGTGCGACTGGCGCTAAATCGGGAGTTGATATTGTATCTAATACTGCAACAAATACAATTGATACAATTCAACAAACAGCAGTAGCCACTTCAGGAGTATCTATCCCTAGAGGACAAACGTCATCATCATCTTTTCCACAAAGTTTAAATCAAAATGTAAATATAAATCAAAATCAAAATCAAAATTTAAATCAAGAACAAGATTCATTGTCAAGAGCATTAGACAACGCAAAACAATCAGGAAATGTTGCCCCAGATGAGTCAAGAAGTTCAATACAGACAACCGGTAAATCGGGCTGGTGCTATATTGGAGAAGAAAAAGGAAATAGAGTATGCTCGGAAATAGGCGTAAATGATGGTTGCATGAGCGGAAATATATTTCCAAATCAGGCAATTTGTATGAACCCGAATTTAAGAGCATAAATAGTATTAGAATTTATAATTATACGGAAATTTATTCCCACTATTTGTCATAATATATCGTTGTCTTGGATACCAAGTTTGAGTTCCATCATTCCAACATAACTCTTGAATTGGTCCAGGAACATTTGAATCAGTAGTAGGATTACATAATTGTTGAGAAATAGTTGATTTAGTTTCTCCAGTACAAACATTTTCTTGAATAGAACAAATAAGTACTCCACCATCTTGTATAACAATAGGTTCTACTGGCATAACAGGAATAATATTAGGAAATACATTGCTTCCAGGAGTAGGATTAACCGGTAAAGGAATATCAGGGTTTATTCCACCTCCAGTACCATTATTAAATGGTAAATCTTCATTAATAGTAATAATAGGTTTTGGACAAGTAACTGGTTCTAAAGTAGGTCCAATAACATCGCCTGTACTAGAACTTATCTCAATATTTACAACATTTCCTGTACGTTTAAGACTTGTTGTATTTGGATTGGTATATCCCCGTGTTGATTGAGTTGCCCAAGTAGTATTATTGTTAAGACCTTTAGCAATATTAGAATACTTTTGTGCTTTAGTTAAATTGCTGCTATTTGCCTTATATTGTAAAACATTTCCTTTGTTTAACATGGCAATTTTGTCAGCTTCTAGAGGCGATAATTCAATAAAAGGATTTTGAACTCTATACCAAACTCTAGGTGGTTGAGGGGTTACTTTAACTGGTGTAGAGTAAACTGGTGTATAAATCTCAGGTATAAAAACGTCTGGTGTATAAGGTTCTTTTGAAGAAGAAATATCCTCAAGTATTTCTTTCGAAGTTGTAGAAATATCAATATCACTGTTTACATATTTAACATTAAATAGTAAATTTTCATCAATAGGAATAACAATTTGTGGACAACTAAGAATATTTCCACTACGTTCAAGATTTTTTGTATTAGGATTCGTATATTTACTACGCGTTGATTGAGTTGCCCAAGTAGTATTATTATTAAATCCTTTAGCAATATTAGAATACTTTTGTGCTTTTGTTAGATTACTACTATTTGCCTTATATTGTAAAACATTTTTTTTGTTTGATATGGCAATTTGATTGGCTTCTGATAAAGTTAATTCAATACAAGTGTTTTGAACTCTGGACCAATCTCTAGGTGGTTGAGGTAAATAATTTTTAAAGCATGACATTTAATATATAATAATGTTTAAATAATTTAAAAAAATGAAATAATTATTTAAACAATAAAAATGTAACAATTTATTGAGTTGGATTATATCCATCTCCCATTCCATAAAAGAACCATCTTAAAGACAAATAATCTGGTTTCTTAATATTGAGACCATTAGAACCTTTCATATGTGTATTAGGTCCTTTATTTGTTAGTTTAGCAATTTCGGCAGTTCCTAAGGCATAATTATAATACCATAAGTTAGAAATATACCCAGAAAATCCTCCATTAGGAGCAATATAAACATCTCCATAGTTTTGTTTAGGAACTCCGTGTAAATGATGACTTTTAATAATTGTGCCATTAACATAGATATCAAGTGTATTATTTTCACATCTAATGATAACATTAACCCATTTATTAATAGGTATATTATCAATCGTAATTTCTTCATTAATAACATTAAAAGTATTCATCATAACAACTAAAGAATTAGAATTAGGAGAAATGTATAATCCAGGTGCGTTATTAGGAAAATTTAATCCTTGAGAATCTTGAGAATTTGGATTTTTGGCGTAATCATTTCCTTTATAAAATACACAACGATAACGTCCAGAATTATATGTTAAGTCATCAATATAAATCCAAACAGACCATGTAAATTCAATGCCTTCAGTAGCGTTGGATGATCTGGTAATAGTAATGGAATCTGTCAATGAAGGATCCTGTTGAATAACAATAAGTTGCTTAGCATCAATCATTCCATCAATAAGTTTAGGACTTCCTACTGGACCTAAAAAATATCCTAAAAGTGTAATCCCAACTCGTAATAAAATAATAAAGACAAATAAAATTAATAAAAAAAAGGCAACTTGAGCAACAAGACTATTTGATTTAAAAAATTCTTGAGTTGAACTAACATATTTATTTGTTGAAAATTGATTAAATGTATTTCCTTGAGTATTGGAAGAATAATTCATCTTTATATATATTATATATTTAAAAAAAACAATGATTTTTATTATTTAATGAATAAGTTAAACTATTATAAAAATAATAAAAATAAAATATACACGTTTTTTAAAATGTAAAACTTGAGTCTTCAGTATCTCCTGTCATAAGTGATAGTTTAACAGTATATTTACCAAAAATAGAACCTAACAATCCACCGCCATATCCGGCTTTATAAATATTCCAAGCTTTTTGTGGATCAGACGAATCTGACCAGTATTGAAATCTAGAAGTCCATCCAGCAAATCCGCCCATTGGAGTAACATAAATGGGAGCAGTAGCATCAATTTTGGATACTCCTGGTAAAACACAAGTTCTAACTAATTTTCCATCTAAATAAATATCTAATGTTCGTCCATAAGCACTAATTAATAAATTACACCACTTTTGAATAGGAACATTAGCAATTGAACAATTATGAACAATATAATTATTTCCATCTTCTGGTTGTTCATCTAACCCAGGATATACTGCTAAAGAAACGATAATATTATTTTGAATAGGTCCTAATGTAACTGATGGACAAGGTTCTTGAGTTCCGGTCCCAGTTGTCATACGCCCAAATATAACTTTAGGTTCTCCATACCGATAATTCCAGTCATCAATAAAAAACCAAATAGAATATGTAAAATTGCTTGTATTTCTAGAAGATGAAGAGGCTAAATCATCCGGTTGAATTTGTTGTGAAGTTTTAGCAGATGTAAGTCCGCTTAATGTATTAACATCTTTCATAACATACCTAATAACTATGATTAATAAAATAACTATAATTACAAATAGTATTATATTTTTAACTTCCATTATATTATATATTTAGAATATTTTTTAAATTTTATTTTTGTATATGGAGTTATAAAAGAGTTTACCTTTTATTTATTTTCTGGTATAACAGGCGGATTATTATTTTTAAGTGAAACATATAATGTATTTATCGTTAAAATATCTAAAGGGTTTTTAAAATACATTAAATTTGCTACATTTCCACTAACCCCATTATTAGATCCTACACTTAACATATTAAATTTTATATATGGAACTACTTCAATTGCGGACTTAACAAGCATTCCGTTATAAAAAATATCTAAAGTCCCTCCATTATAATTTAATACTATATGATTCCATTTTTGTAATTTAACATCAGAATGTGTATAAATTATTCTATTACCATTAGCATCAATTTCCTTTCCAAATGGCATAGTTTTAACTAGTTCTATATCATTTATGGCATTATTATGTTTCTTTATATCAGGCAATTTATTTAATGTGTTTTCTTTATTATAATCATCCGTGAATGTATCTGACTGATGGACAGTTATATATAATGTATTATTTGCTGGACTATAATTTATAGATGGATTTTCGCCATATGATAATATTGGTAGTATTTTACTAGATTTACTTGTAGAAAACGCATCTAAATAAAACCAAAAAGATATAGCATATTGATAATTTAGTTTATCATTACCGGATAATTCTTGATAAGACGAAACATTTGTTAGTACATCAGTTGATATTGGTTGATTTATTAATTGTTTACCTCCTTGTTTTAAATATAATTTTTGAATATAAGGTTTAATTAAAAAGAACAATAAAAAATAACCTACCAATAAAACCAAACTTAATAATAACATTTTAATTTCAAATGGATTTGGGGGACTCTCATTTTTTTTAAATAATTGTGAAATAATACCAGTAAATAGACAAGGAATATAAAGTAATGTATTAAGCACTAAACGATAATATGGATTTTTATCTAAAAACCCCCCGGCATTGGCTAATTTATAAATAATTCCTAACATAGCGCAAAATAAAATAAAATTAAATATTAAATGACCCCAAGAGTTGGATTTACTGGCATCTTGATCAAATACGCCCATTAATTGTAAAGCGCCAAATATTAACCCAAATGAAAGTCCGAGAGAACCTAAAATGTAAAATCCTTTAATAAGAAAAACTAATGGAGAAGAATTTTTTTCTAATAAGTTTGCTTTTGATGGGTTTGCTAAATAATATTGATAGATGGTAATCATAATAACCATAATTATTCCAACAAATAAACTAAAAAACACTACCGGACCTCCATAATTAGTCATTATTCCCCAAGGATTATAAAAATATAATAATGTAACTAAGAATACAAATGCCGCAAACATAATAGTATATTTTGTTCTTAACAAAAATAGGTCTTGTAATTCTTTTGGAAATGTTTTTAATGTATTACTATCTTTATTTCGACTATTTGTGTAAATTAAAGTGGATATTATAATAAATAATAGAATAATTAAAAAATTAATAATTGTGGCTGTATTATTTTCTGGAGGATTATTTGAAAATATTCCGCCTACATATAAGACCATAAAAAATGTAAAAATTCCAAGTAATCCTATTATTAAAGAAACAATAGGAATAACTTCAGTTTTTAAAGAAAAGTAAGAAAGCCAAGAAGATTGTGGATTATTTTTAAAAGCAAATATTTCTTTTATAAGAAAAAATATTAATAGTATCATTGGACCTGTAATAAAAATTTCATAACCAAATATTTTATTAAACCCTTTTATATTTGTTATCGCTAATAATAGCATTAAAACTAAAAATAATATTAAAATTATAATTAATAAATTATACGAAACTAATGCTTGTTCTAAAGATATTGGTGGTTTTGATGTATCCATATTATATACTTTTAAGAAAAGATAAAGATTCAGAAGGCAAATAAATTACATATTTTCCATTGCTGTTTTTTCTCCGTGACATTCACGACAAAGGGCAACTAAATTCCCAACATCATTTCCTCCGCCATGTTCTAATCTTATTTTATGGTCTACTTCAAATGTATGTGATAATTTTTTAGTGCATTGTCCACATTTCCAATCTTGCATTGAGGCAACATATTTTTTTTTAGTTTCGCTTACAGAACGTTTAACAGGTTTTTGATATAACCCTGGATTAGAATTATGATTATAATTATGATTATAATTAGGTTCTGGATTTAACCCTTCCATAAAACCTTTGCTTTTTGTTGATAAATCAAATATTGGTGAAATTAGATCCATAGATGATTTATCAATAGGCATATATTTAATCATATTGTTAGTATATAAAAGCATATTTTTAGTTTGTAATGGATTTCGTTTAATCATTATATAAAAACAAAGTGCTAGAAATCCAATGAATGCCATTTTATAATATTTTTTATAGACTAAAAACATTTTTATATATTTTCCATCATAATATGCGTTGTATAATAAAAATGCTGTAATTCCAAATATTAATATTTCTAATTTCATATAATATATTAATATTTAATATTATCTTCTTTTTCTTGTGTTTAATATTACTTTTTTATGCCTTCTTTTGTTAGTTTGCCTTCGGTATTGTTTATGTTTTGTAAATCCGCCTATATTGTATTCTAATTTTTTTGACGAATGGTTAATGTTAAATTTTTCAATAATTGTATTTAAATTTGTTAGTTCATTAACTAAAGAAGATACATTAATAGGTTCTAATGGATTTTCATACAAAAAATGAATAATAATGTACTTTATTTTAGTAATAAACTCCATTTGATATTCGTTTAAATCATCAAACGTATTATATAAATATTCGTATAATGAAATATAAATCATTATAAATCCCCAAATATCAATATTTTTAATAAATACATTTTCAAAATAAGACATAATATCTAATGAACCATTGTTAGTATATTTTTCTAAAATTTTTGATAAGTATTCTATAATATAGTAATATGTAAAATCATACTCAATAAAATGTTCTTTGATTTTTGTTTTTTTGATAGCAGTTAGATCTTTTATAGTCAATTTTTCAATAATTTTATTTATAGTAGATAAATGTCCTGAACCTCTAATATCATTCCAAATAAATATATAATTTATTACAAATTCTCTAATTTGAAAATAAGTAGGATTTAAATTGAGTTCTAAAAAATTAGTATAAAGTTTCATAAAATCTTTATTAAAAAAAATAGACGAAAATGGAACATTGAATTGAAAAGGTCTTCTATAAAGTTTAAGTGGTATTTTTTCAGAATTAGCAGTAGTAGAAACAGATAATCCCCAATCAATTAAACGAGTAATTAATTTTGTTTGATTAATTTGAACTAACACATTGGCTTCTTTAATATCACAATGATAAACATTTAATTTATTCATTGGAACAATTCCATTAACTAATAAATCAATTAAAGTATTATTAAGTTTAATATAATCAAAATAAGATTGAATAAATTGTTTTACATTAATTCCGCCATTAGGCATATTAATTGTTAAAACTTTATCTAATGATTTATTAATATTTTTATACGTAATGCCTTTTTTTTTAAGAGGTTTACATTTTTTGTTATATCCATTCAAATCTTCTTTTGTTAGTTTATTTGGTTTACATAATACAAAATCATTTAATAAAAAATAATTTTCATAATTTGGTATTACTTTTAGAATATTATTATATTTAATAATTTGTTTATATTCATCTTCAGCATGTTTTGTTGTCATTAATTTGCTAATTTTATTATTATCTCTTAAATCTTGTTTGTCACATTTAAGAGACGGGTAAAAAATACATCCAAACCCTCCAGAAGCAATAACTTTCCCGCCGTTTTGATTTATTATCATTTAATTATATAATTACCAAAGAAACTTTAATAATTAAATAATATAATTATTAACGTTTTTCATACCTTTTACTTTTAGAATATTATTTATTATATAAATAAACAATTAAACCAGTAGCTCCCATAACAACTAAAGTATATATAATTTTTTCTTTTAACCGATAATATTCCCTCATTTTTATATCTTTTGGTTTATATTCTTCATAATATCTTAGATAAAATTCGTTGATTGATATTTTTGGTTTTTCTAATTTTTCATTAATTTTATTATGAATAAAATGCATCCATTTAATTAACGATTCTCTAGAGTCTAAGTATGCTGTAATAGGATATTCGTCCAGTAATTTTATAAAATCCTTTCCATTTGATTCAACAGGAATAAATAAAGGTAAATTTTGAATTAAGTCGTAATATTTTTTTTTAGTAATAGCATTTGGATAATGAGGATATGAAATAGCTAATGTATGTAAAAAGAACCAAAAATGTGGTCCCCAAACATTGGGATCTAACTGTAAATTATTTTTAGCTAAAGAAGGCATTTAAATTAAAACAACATAAAAACAACCTTCTTTGAACATATAATTAAATGAATAAAAATAATATTTGTAATAATTGTTGTAAACAAGGTCATCAATTTCATCAATGTAAATTACCTATTACAAGTTATGGTGTTATAGCATTTAGATTATCGACCAAATATGGAATACAATATTTAATGATAAGACGTAAAGATAGTTTTGGTTATATTGATTTTATAAGAGGCAAATATATGCAAAACAATTTAGAACATTTACAAATAATGTTTGACGAAATGTCTATAGATGAAAGAGAAAAATTAAAAAAATATGATTTTGAAACATTATGGAGAATGATGTGGGGAATTAAAGATTCGACTCAGTTAACAAATCAATATAAAGGAGAAGAATTTGCTTCACAGAAAAAATGCGAAGCATTAAAAAATGGTGTTCCAATAGGTAAAAATGGTGAAATAATAACATTAGATATTCTTATTAATAATGCCACAACAAAATGGTCAGAAACTGAATGGGAGTTTCCAAAAGGAAGGCGTAATTTTAAAGAAAAAGATTTAGATTGTGCTTTAAGAGAGTTTGAAGAAGAAACAGGATTGCCTAAAAAAAATATTAAAATAATAGAAAATTTAATTCCATTTGAGGAAATGTTTTTAGGTTCAAATCATAAATCATATAAACATAAATATTTTGTAGGACATTTAGAAAATATAGGGGGTACAGAAGATAATTTAAATAATTATCAATCATCAGAAGTATCAAAAATAGAATGGAAAACATTAGATGAGTGTCTTAATTCAATAAGACCATATAATTTAGAAAAAAAGCAACTAATTATAAATATAAATAAAGTTTTACAAGAATATAGATTATATTGATATATATAAGTATAGATGTTAAAACTTAAGAAAAAAGATGTAGATAAAAATAAAGACACTGTAAAGGTAGATTCTCCAGAAGAAGTAATTAAAATGTATAAAAAAAATGATACAGATAATAAAGATAAACTAGAAGTAGAACTAAAAAATAGAGAAGAATTAGCAAAGTTTACAAATGATAATGAATATTTATATCCAAATTTAGATGATCCAAATTTTAACGCTAAAATAGCAAATAAAAAAGAATTTAGCGATACTAAATATGATGGTGCTATATATGATGTAGAGGAATATGCTGAAATTTTAAAAACTGCCGATTATGAATTATTGCCACAACAAGCATTTGTAAGAAATTTTTTATCTTTTCAAACTCCTTATAATAGTTTAATGTTATTTCATGGGTTAGGTTCGGGTAAAACATGTTCAGCTATAGGAGTTTGTGAAGAAATGCGCGATTATTTAAAACAAATGGGCATAAATAAACGTATTATTATAGTAGCTAGTCCAAATGTTCAAGATAACTTTAAATTACAATTATTTGACGAAAGAAAATTAAAAGAAGTTGATGGAATTTGGTCTATGAAAGGGTGTTTATCAAATAAATTACTTAAAGAAATTAATCCAACAGGAATGAAAGGATTAAAACGCGAAAAAGTAATTCAACAAGTTAAAAATTTAATAAACGCATCGTACTCATTTCAAGGTTATGTACAATTTTCAAACGAAATTGTACGAAAATCCGGACAAACTGGAAATATAGAAAATAAAATAAAAAATTTGGAACTAGAATATTCTAATAGTTTAGTAGTAATTGATGAGGTACATAATATAAGAATTTCAGATGATAATGAAAATAAAAATGTAGCCAAAAATTTAATGTTTTTAGTTAGCGTTGTTTCTAATATTCGTTTATTACTTTTATCAGCTACTCCAATGTTTAATAGTTATAAAGAAATTGTATGGCTTTTAAATTTAATGAATATGAATGATCGTAGAGGAATAATTTCAGTTTCTGATATATTTGATAAAAATGGTAATTGGAAAATAGATAAAGATGATACCGAAATTGGAAAAGAAATGTTAATTAGAAAGGCAACAGGTTATGTTTCATATGTGCGTGGTGAAAATCCATATACTTTTCCTTTTAGAGTTTATCCTGATAATTTTTCTGTTAAAAATACATTCAAAATGATTGAAGAATATCCAAAATACCAAATAAATGGAAAAAAAATTCCTAATAATAAAAAAATTACAAAACTTAGTTTATTTTTAAATTTAGTAGGCGAATATCAAGAAATGGGATATAAATATATTATTGATCGGTTAAGAAGCAGAGGAGAAAGTTATCAAATGACTAAAAAAGGCACCCAAAGAAATGTAGCAGCATTTTCTACATTAAAATCATTTGGGTATACTGATTTACAAATTCCGATTGAATCTTTAAATATAGTTTATCCATATGATGGGTTAGATGAATTAGTTAAACGTATTCAACCGATTGAATATGATGAAACTGAAGAGACAGACATAGATGATATTTCGCCTACTAGTAGTTTAGAAAAAGATATAGTTGAAGAAATAGATGATGTTATAAGCAATGGTCCTCAATCTGTATCATCTGTAAGAGTTTCAAAAAATTCAGAATTAGAATCAGAACCTGCCGTAACTGAAGGAATTGAAGCAGATAATTTTTCAATTGATAAAGCAGTTGAACGTGATATAACAAATGTGAAAAAAATAGAAAAATCTAAATCTGTTAAAAAAAAGGCATCTAATTTAATTTTTGATATTTTAGATGAAGAAGAAGATTTTGATGCTTCTAATAACATAAGTAAAAGTAGTTTATCATCATTATCAGAACCATCAAAATCGTTATCATCATCAAAATCATCAGAACCATCAAAATCATCAAAATCATCAGAACCATCAAAATCATCAGAACCATCAAAATCATCCTTATCGTCAGAACCATCAAAATCATCAGAACCGTCAAAATCATCAGAACCATCAAAATCATCAGAACCGTCAAAATCATTATCATCAAAATCATTATCAAAATCATTATCAAAATCATCAGAATCATCAAAATCGTTATCAAGTGATATTTCCGGGGTACATATTAATGAAACTAACACAAAATCGCAATTTCCTTCAGAAAAAAATTCAATAAAAGAAACAAACTCATCATCCGAATTATCATCATTAACTAATTCTTTTGGAGGAGCATCAAGTAAATCGTCATCATCAAGTCAAAATAGGGTCGATCAATTATATATAGATCCCAAAGATTTAACAGGAAGTCAAGGGTTAAAAAGAATTATGGACTATGTTGATTCAAAAACTCCTTCAATTAAAGGTCAGTTTGAATATAAACGAAATGTTCCACATGTATTTGAAGAAAAAGAAATAGGAAAATATAGTTCAAAAATAAAAAATATCTGTAATTATATTTACAATAAAGATACTGAAAAAGTATCAGAAGGAATAATATTAATTTATTCATCTTATATTGACGCTGGTGTTATTCCAATGGCGTTAGCACTTGAAGAAATGGGATTTACTCGTTATGGTGAAAAAATAAAACCATTATTTAAAACTCCGCCAGTTCCTGTTGTAGATGTAAGAACAATGAAACCTTCAGTTTCAAGAAAAGATTTCAAACCGGCGCGTTATATAATGATAACAGGTGATCCTCGTATATCTCCAAATAATGACGCAGATGTAAAAGCAATTACAAATAATGATAATATTTTTAGGGAAGATAAAGATGGAAACCTTCAAGATATATCGGGTGAAATTATAAAAGTAGTATTAATATCACAAGCAGGTTCAGAAGGTTTAGATTTTAAAGCAATTCGTCAAGTTCATATATTAGAACCATGGTATAATGTAAATAGGTTAGAACAAATTATAGGTAGAGCAGTTCGTAACTTTTCTCATAAAGATTTGCCATTTTCAAAAAGAAATGTTCAAATATTTTTATATGGAACTATTTTAACAAATGCTGAAGAAGAAGCTGCCGATTTATATATTTATCGTATATCTGAATTAAAAGCAGTAAAAATAGGAAAAGTAACAAGATTATTAAAACAAACAGCAGTAGATTGTATAATAAATCATGACCAAACTGAATTAATTTCAAAAAATTTTAATAAAATAGAAGAAAATAGAAATATAACGCAAGTATTGTCAGATAATACAGTATTAAATAATTTTGTAATAGGAGATACAGATAATACAGCAACTTGTGATTTTATGGAATGTGAATTTAAATGCTTACCAGATATAAATGTTGAAAAATTACAAGAAAATGCGGATACATATAATGAATCATTTATGCTTATAAATTCTGATAAAATTATACAAAAAATAAAAATATTAATGAAAATGCATTATTTTTATAAAAAAAATGATTTATTAAAATTAATAAATATTCCAAAAAAATATCCAACAACACAAATTTACGCTGCCTTAACTCAACTTATAAATGATGGTAGTGAATATATACTAGATAAATATGGTAGAACAGGTTATTTAGTAAATATAGGAGAATATTATTTATTTCAACCAAGTGAACTTAATTATAAGAATATATCAATTTATGATAGATCAGTTCCAATTAATTATAAACATAATATGATAAAATTTGAAATAAAAACAAATGCGATAAAACCAGTTGTTGATAAGCGTGGTATTTTAGAAAAAGAAAAAGAAAAAGAAAAAGAAGAGGATGATGAAGATGTATTTTTAGAGGGTAAAAATGTATTAGATATAATGTTAAATAATTATAAATTAGCTTCAAATACAGTTAAAATACAAAGAGGAAATGATAATTGGTATCATCTTTGTGGAGTAATTATGAGAAGAATATCTAAAGAAGATGATATAATTCTTGCTGATTCAAAGGAAAAAAGAGTTGAAATTTTAGAAAAATTATTAATTGAACATATAGTTGATAGTTTAATGATGAATGATAAGATTCATTTACTCAACTATATTTATGCTAACAAAAATAAAAATTTAGAAAATAAACTTCAGGATGAAACTTTAAAAAGATTTTATACTAAAATAAAAATATATTTACAAACAAAATTTGTTGTTGCAAAAGGAATTACTGGAATAGTGATATTTGATGGACCATCTAGGGTTAGTAATTTAAATATTTTTGTATTAGATGATGATAAATGGATACTAGCAAAACCAGAAGATAAAAGAGATTTAGGAGATGCTATATTAAAAAAATATAGATTAAAAACAAATTTAAATGATTATGTTGGGTTTATTGGTTTTGAAAACAATAACAAATACATGGTTTGTCAAATTAAAGATACAAAAAATGAGCGCAGTACAGGGTTTCGGTGTGACCAAGCAGGTAAAAATAAAATTATATCTATATTACGCAATATTGATAAGGAGGATAGATTTACATCAAAGGTTATAAAGAAAGACAATAAAAATTCTGAAGATGAATATGGCGAAGGTGCGAAAGAACTTTATATAAGAGTTGAACTAACATTGAGAATTTTTGAGTACCAAAAATTAAATAATAAAACGTGGTTTGTAGATACAGAGACCGCTATAGTGAATGAATTTCAAAAAAAGGAAAAAAATAATAATAAATAAAATTAAATTAAATAATAAATAATAAACAATAAATTAAATAATAAATAAATAAAATTTTACAAATTAGTTTATTTGTAAAATTTAAATACTTTTTAAATAAAATTGAAAATTAATTAAAAGAATAAATATATATTAAATATATAATGGAACCTATAGATACTAAATCTTCTAAACCTAAGTACAGACAAAAAGAATTAAAGTCTGTATATAGTCCATGTCAAATTACAAAACATATAGTATTGCCTATGACCGCAATTGGTAAAAATTTGTTACAAACATTAGAAAATACAATTACTAAAATGGTTGGTGGAAAATGTATTGTTGAAGGTTATGTTAAATCAGGGTCCATTAGAGTAATCACATTTTCAAGTGGACTTGTAAAGGGAGAAAATATATTATTTAATGTTGTATTTAATTGTGAAGTCTGCTATCCTGTTTCCGGAATGAATTTAAATTGTGTTGCTAAAAATATTACTAAAGCAGGTATAAGAGCAGAAAGTGCTGATGAACAACCAAGTCCATTTGTATTATTTATTGCCAGAGATCATTATTATGCGAATGAATATTTTAATTCAATTGAAGAAAATGAAAAATTTGTAGCGCGTGTTATTGCTCAAAGATTTGAATTAAATGATAAATATGTATCTATTATTTCTGAACTTGTGCCTCCTTCTAAAGAAGGAAAAAAAGAATCTAAACCAAGATTAGTTCTTTAAAAAAGATGTTAAGTAAGTCTATTAAGTAGGCGTATTTTTTTACAATATATTTTAAATTATTCCAATTTAAAGCAAAATAATATATTTATATATGTCTAACGAAGAATATGATTGTAACAAATTAAATTATATTAGAGAACAAATTGAACAAATGTCTAAATTTAATCAAATTGAAGTTCTTAAAATACTAACAAAAAATAAAAATGTTATAATAAATGAAAACAAATATGGAATTCATATTAATTTAAGAGAACTTGATAATGACATATTAAATAATCTTATGGGTTATATTAAATATGTAATTACTCAAGAAATATATTTAAATAATATTGAACAAGAAAAAGAAAATATAAAAATAAATTTTTTTTAAAAGATAATAAAGATATTACTACATAATAGATTATACCATGTTTAAAAACAAAAATACAACTACAAATACAAATTTATTACTTGTTGATTTGCAAGATTATATGTTTACGTCTAACAATATAAATAGATATACTAAACATATGATCCAAAATGTATTAGAACCAAAATCATCAACAATAAATATAAAACAAATAAATAAAGAACAAATAAATAAAAAACCAATAAATAAAGAACAAATAAATAAAGAACAAATAAATAAAGAACAAATAAATAAAGAACAAATAAATAAAGAACAAATAAATAAAAGTGTTAAAGAAAAGAAAAAAGAAACCATGTATAAACCTAAACAAAAAGATTCGCTTTTTTGGTGTTTTTATATTTTAAAAAATGGTTTTTTTAATTATGAAATGGAAATTAATAATCAATATTTTGTTGTTGAGAAAAATGAAAAATTTAAATATATTGAAATATTGAGAAAAAATAAGGATATTTTAAAAATTAATAAAATAA